GCGCCACCGTGTCACTCGAAACGTTGTGATTATCGACCTCGGTGTAAATCGATTCTGAGCCGATCGTATTAACCGACTTGATACGTACATCATAGGCTACTCCGAGTTGAATATCGGTGATGTAGTCGTATGTCCGTGAGCCGGCGATACGCGACCACTCCGCCCACGTCGAGTCAGTGTGTCGCTTATACTCAACGACGATATGACCGCCCGACACTACAAACTGATCTTGCGGTGTGGTCCACGAACACTTGAGGCGAGGAGCAAACACGCCATTTCCGGTCTGCAAATAGGAATCGTCCGCGAGGATAAGCCCGAGCGGCGGCGCAACATTGAACGGGTTTGGGAATGTTGTCGCCGCCGCGAAAGTGTATGTTCCCTCCTCGCCGTTAGCCCATGTCCACACCCCGGAATCAATCTCGCGTAACGTCATGGCAACGGCGGGTGTCGACGCGGTGTCCGAACCGCTAGTCGTCGTGGTTAATTTCCATTCGACGATTTCAAATTCTTTGTTGGTCCATCCATAACGAGGAAGCGTCAACAAAATCGACTCGCCGGCACGGACTTGCAACCCCTTCAAATTGACCATGAACGTCACGACAATCTGCCGGCGCGTTCGCTCGACATCAATTTTTGCCAGACGCTTGGCAGTGGCTCCGCTGGTGGTTAAAGGAAATTGCAGGTCATGCCAGATCACTACGCCGTTGTCTTGCGTGGCGTAACTACTGTTCTGATACGGGGGAAAATCGACCGACGCCCACTGCTGAAGCGGCTCAACGTACAGACCCTTGGCTGCGTTGCAGAGATCGCGGCGAGAAAGGCGAGGGGCCATCGTCACCGCACCAACAATGTCGGCCTCCCCGAAAGAAAGCACCGAAGCCCGGTATGATCCCGACTGAATATACCACACACCACCGCTGTAGATGAACGCCCCGGCCATGGCGTTTGCCATTAAATTAAGAATGGTTTCTGGAGAAGAATCAGAGGCAACCACGCCATTTATAGTGTAGCGCGCTTCGGTCGTAAGATCAGCTTTTGTAACCAACTCGTCGCAATTATTAGCCGACGCATTCAGTTCGGTCGCATCAATGGACGAGTACGGGCAGTTTAGGCCGAGGGTTGGAAGGTTGATCCAGTCGGCAGCGCACAGGGCGGCGTTTGCGCTCCAGGCCGTTGTCGCGGTTCTTGGATCGTACACGGCCTTTCCGTGGACATCACATGTAAGATTCGGTATGCCACCCGGGAAGGCAGACGTGTCCCACTTTAGCCGCATATAAATATACGCAACTCCGTTCAATTTGTGGTCCGTGGTCCACGCTCCTCCAGATTCAGAAATCAAGTCGCCGTCTGCGGTCTGGCTCGATGCTCCTAGATAGGTCTTGATGCGGGCAAGTCCTGCGTACTTGGTAGATGAAACCCCGTTAATATCGGTGCATCCGGTGACGTTTCCAGATCCATCAATTGCCAGCTTGTCGCTGCCGAAATATATATTGTCGAAACTAGTGAGCTGGCACCCGGCAACAAGGCTGATGACGTGAATATATTCGTTGCTGGCGCCTGTTACCTGAAGATACCCAATGACGCCTCCAAGCCTAGCGATTCCGTAAACTAGAATGCGCGGCGCGGTCGCATCCCTAACCAATACTGGTGAGCCTTGGTTTTTTAGCGACCCAGCCGCCCTAGCGGCCTTCTGGCGTTCATAATTAGAGTATGCCAGAGACCCACCAATAACAACTGCATAAACCACAACAGTGGCAACAATCTCAGCGACGGCGGCTGTTTCTCCGATCGCAATCAATATTTCGGCTATATAAGCAACTACATATGGCATTATACTATCCTCCATGCTATTTCGCACTCGGTAACGCGAATATGAGCCACGCTGATAGGAGCCGGGAATATGGCATGCGCTCCGATGACTACGCCTAGCGCGCTGCCATGGCGTGTTTGGCATGTCACAACGCTTCCGCGCCCAGCCAACCCAATTGGAACGATAGTAAACCCGTATTTGTCGCAACGGTCTCGGGCTATCTCCTGAACCCCTCCAAGCTGCCTAACAACGCGCCAGCCCGAAAGCGCGCTCGAATATGTGCCTCGAAGATCCTCGGCGAGGTCAACCCCGCGGGCCTTCAAAATCCAGTCGCACGCGAACAGGCAGCAATCGTTCTTTCCCCACACAAACGGCGCTGCACGCTTCTCGGCAATGAAGTCGGCAAGTAGGTCTGGCCAGTGATTGTCGGGCAATGTCCGACGACACGACGAATCGTTTTGGAGTGCGCTCATGTTTTATCCCGGTATTCTGGCGCCCGAGCCTTGGCCTGGATTCGATGTCCCAGGGTAAGAGGCCGGCGTTGCAGGCGGTGCGATACCCCAGTTAAGCGTTTTGTTTTGGATCTGTGCTATATACTGCAACCCTAGGTCTCCCGGATAAAGATACTGCTGATCCTGATCGGTGAACCGGCGTTCACGTGGATTGTGCAAATCAACCAGCTGGTTTTCAGCAGTGATAGAAAGCGTTGACGTTGAACCCGTGTCCTGGATTTGCACGGTGTCCATATTCCCTCCAAATATAAGGATAGGGTCGGCGATGATATTCATCGAGGAATCGACCAGGCCAAACCACACCTTTGCCGATCTACCTTGATACGAGTCACCAAGCACGAGCGAAATCAGGTCGCTAGGAATACCAGAGAGAGACAGGGAAACGCTGGTCGACCTGATGTCGGCCGCCTCTGGGGAGTCCGAGAACCCGCCGAACTTTCCGACGCCTAGAAAACTGTTTCCTCCCCACGAAAGCGTGCCGATGCCGCTCCATGCGCGAACGTAGCCGCTTGAAAAGCTAAGTTCGCAAAGCAGAATTGGGCGCAGCACATTGGCCGCAACCGCCGTCTGCATGGCGCTAGTTATCCCGCCCCTCACGATAAAGCCTCCACGCAGGGTATGGTTATCCCCTGATAAATCTTGGTCGGATCTGCACTGAACGGAACCTCCGCCTTTAGCCTGAACAATCCAACCGTGTTGCTATACACAATTGCCGACCCGCTGGCGTAGGAGGCGCGCAGCTTTGGGAACACATCCACGGAGCCGGCGTTTACCTGTGTAACGAGGTGTAGAAAAGTTGACACCTGCAACCAGTCTCCTACCGCGAACGATCCACCTCCTCCGGAAATCGGAAGCGTCGTCGTGTTGGCAATCGCTCCGGATCCGACTGTCGGCGAACCCGAGATCGTGCCTTGTGGGGCGCGCCCGATCGAGTCGCCGAGACTGAATGTTCCCTCGCGACCGTTGAGCCCGCAGAGAAACGCTATCCACGGCGCAGCAGTTGCGCGCTTCATCGGCGGCAGCGTTATATCGGCTTCCCACCATTGCCCGGTGTACGCATAAACCTGCTGTTGCCCGGTGAAGGCCGACGCGTTAACGGCGACAACGCTCTTGGGCGTGAACTGGATTTTAGAAAATCCAAAGTTCGGAAGTGAAAGCGGGAATGATATGGCCATTTTGTTGTGTGTCGGTCAATGTCCGACTAGCGACCAAAGGCGCGCGACGGACCGCCGCCGCGGCGCATCGCGTCCGCAACGTCGCCCTTCACGCGCTGCGCGTGAAGGTCGAGAATCGGGGCGAGGTCGTTGCGCGTGACCCCGGATGTAATGTTGTAAATGACCGTGACACCGCCTCCGCCTCCACCAATAGAGGCGAGCGCGGAGTTTGGTACGATCGTTCCGGCTTGCTTTGGTATAAACAGCTCGGGGCCGTTCTCGCCGACGATTGATGGCGCGCCGAGCGGCGGATCGCCGCCGTCTGCGAATCCGGCAAGGCTGGCGAACGCCGGTAGCGCGTTATATCCACTAGATCCGCTAAACAGCGCGTTAAGCAGCGGATTTATGATTGAGAGTTTTATGAACGTCGAAATGATCTGCTGTTCGAGCGTCTTGAAAAAGTCGGCGAAGTTGGCTTTCCCGGTGACGACAAACTCGGCCATTTTGTCGGCCATGCCTTCCATTCCTTGAACGAACGTGTTGCGCATGATGGTTGCCGGCTCCTTTAGCTTCGCTAGTGCAACGCCCAACTCTTTTGTTTTTTCCGTCAACTCTTTGACCTTGGCGATTTCTTCCTCTGTCTGTTTTCCGCCGGTGGAGTCAGAGAGTATAGGCCCAACGCTCAAGTCGTCTTTAAGCGCGTGTATTTCTTCCCGCAGTCTCGCGACCCGCTCGGACGTGCTTTCGTGCGCGTGATCCACCTTACCCAGAGCCACGTCATACGCCGCCCACGCCGCTTCGCTTTCTTTGGTTAGCGCGTTCAGGCTTTTTTCCGCCTGGATTCTATCTTTCATTGCCTGCGTGAGCGCGTCCCACCTTTCTTGTTGGGTTCCTCCGCTCCCGTTGCCCTGCGTTTCCAGGGCGTTAGCCGCGGAAGAGAGGTAATCCGCAAGCTCGCCCTTGGACATAGACAGTTGCTTCGCCTGCTCCTGAAGCTTGGCCATTTCATCGTTGAACTTCGTTGCGGCGAACCGCGCCGCCTCGTCGTTCATGGACTTCATTGCGTCCGCCGCAGCATCCGCTCCGTAAACCGCCGATCCGAACGCGTACCCGATGCCAGACCCGAGATCCGAAAACCATCCGAGCGCCTTTGCGATGCCCTGCTTGAGAACGCTGTTGCTGCCCTCAAGCTCGTATTTCATTCGATTGATTGAATCGATCGTCTCCTGCGGGACGCCGGGGATGTTGTTAATGTTGGCGTAAACGTCCTTGATTTCACGCGCTGCCGCCATCGCGACGGTGCGAGCGCCAAGAAACGACGCGCCGATGCGCAACCCCGCTCGCTCCATGCTCGCCGTCATCTGTGATCCCGAGGCGGAGACCGACGCGAAAGCCGACCCCATCGACGCAGTTTCTTGGCGCAGCGTCGAGCCGGCGGTTTTAACGTCAGTCTGAAATTGCGCCGTGCGCGCGACGAAATCTACGAAGATTGATCCGATGGACGGCATGTTATTGTTTCAGGTGTTTCAGAATCTCGAACGCGTCGCCCATGTCTCGCGGCTCGGTGTCGGGCGTCATGAAGTCTTCGGGCGTGAACGGGAACGGCTTCTTTTCTTCGTTTCGGTTACAGTTGGCGAACGTGGCGCAGATGACAGCGAACCGGCGCGCGGCCTGTCGGTCAATGTCCGACCATTGCTCGGCGAGTAAATGAAGCTCGCGCGGCGTCATGGCCCAAAACTCCGCATCTGAGAGTCGTAGGTTGACGCGCGCAAATCTCCACGCCGATATAACAAGTTCGTTCACTGCGCGGGCGCATTTTCTTTCGCCTTTGGCAATGCCTCAGAGTACGCGTCCCTAATCGCGTCGCATATAGCTCCGAACTTATCCATGTTTTGCTCGATCAGCTCGCCGACTTTTTCGAGCGTTAGATTGTTGTCTTCATGGACCAGTGCCGCGTAAAGGACGCCGCGCGTCTTGATCGGTCCGAACGATCGCCAGAAACCCGGCGCATAGATATTGCTACCCGTAACGCGCTCGACTTCACAGACTGCGTTGAAGTCGAGGCGCAGATGACGCTCGCGGTCGAGCACGAGCGGAACTAATCGGCTGATTTTAGTCATGTGGATCAGGTCGGAGCGGTGAACGCGCCCGTGATTTCGATGTCGAATTTGGCCGTCAACTGCTTGTCAACCGGCTTAGACTCCGACCAGTTTTTGATGTTGGCCGTGAAGGTCGTTCCCGTGGTTTCGCCCACATTGACAACCTTGAACGGTGTCGTGATTCCGCCGAGCGCATTGGTGCGCACGAGCTGGTGCTGCGTATCGGTAGGAATGAAGTTGAGGTCAAACGAGTAGGTCACGACAACTTGCGTCGCGATCGACTCTTTGCCGAGCGCCGCGGTTGCGTGGTTAGTGGTCTCGACAAACGCCGCGGCGATTTTCGGGCCGTCGGACATCGTGAGTTGCTGAATTGCGTTGTAGGTTATCGTCCCGCTTCCGGTGCCGATGGAGAGGACTGTGCCCCTGCCGAATAGTGCTGCGCTCATGTTTGGTTATCCTTGTGGTTTATGTTTGGATGTTGATTTCCCACTCCACGATGGCGCGGAAAAGTCGTGTCTCCCGTTCGTAATTTGTCATCTGCTGACGGAAGTTGGCCCCTTGAAACGCAGTCGCGCCAACCGTGACTGGCGCGAGCGATTTCATTAGCGCGTTGATCGCGTCGCGCGCGGCGACCGCATCGGCGCGGGTCGTTGCGTAGGCGTCGAACTGATACGTGAACGGGCGCAGGCCGGTAGCGCCGCCGTGCGCGATTTCGAGTCCGCTGGTTATCTCCTTGTAAACGAGCGCGGGAAACACGCCGTTTTCGAGCATCGTGTCGGCAAACAGTCGCGCACCCACAACGGCGACCAGCGCGGACGACGTTTTTAGCAGAGAGCACAGATCGGATTCGATGCTCATGTAGTTCCGCGAAACGCGACTTTCTCGACCGCTATATCAATTTGGTTTTCCATCTCGGCTTGAAATGCGCCGACGGCGTTTTGCGCCTGCGCTTCGAGCGCGGGCCGCATGAACGGCGTTGCTTCGCGCTTACTCGTGCCGAATTCGACGAGCTTGATAATCCGCGTCGGCACTTCTCCAAAAACCTGCCCCTTGCGCGGTCCGCGCGAAATCGTGTCAATCTCGACGAAAATCTTGGACTGCGCTCCGATTCGGCAAACGAACGTGACGCCGTCGCGGAGTTTCTTGGCGAACGCCGTAAGCGAGTTTCGTAAAATGCCGTAACGAACCGGGCAGCGGTTGACCATGCCGGCCAGAATCGGCTCGCCTGCAATCTTCACGGCGCGCGAGATGGCGTGGTTGCGCACGGACTCCGGCAGCGCATCGAGCGCGCGCAGGGTGCCGTCAAGGCCGCCGATCTTCAATTCGACCGCGGCGCTCATTTTTTTACCGCGCCCCTTTCGGCAAAGATCACGGAATATTCCCTGCGCCCAAGTTCTGACGGCGCACCAACGACGCTGTAAATCACTCCGCGGTCATCAATCAAACGCTCGGTCCCGTCTAGCCCGGAGATATAGCGAACGGTCCATTGCGTGAACAGGGTGTCAATATGCTGGTCGGCTGCATACAATTCGCCGCGGCGTTTGGCGCTCGGAACATCTTTCTTGTTTGCCCACACCGTCGCGAATGTCGTCCAGACGGGAGGAAGCGAACCGTCCGCCGAAGGTGTCGGCGTCTGGCGTTGCAACTGAATGCGGCGGTCTAGCGAACCAACGGTCATGTTAGTCAAGCGGAAGCGGCTGCTTTTTCTTAAGCCGCTGATAAAGCGCGACCGACCCCGCAACGATGGCAACAATTGACGCTGCGATGCGCGTCAAGGTATCGAGGTTGTCAATCCACGATCCGGCGGCGGCCACGGATGATGTAACGGCGAGAATGTCAGCGACGACGTGTTTCATTGGGTATCGGTCAATGTCCGACGGTCGGTCAAAGCCAAGACGGCCCTTTTACGCCGCGCGGGATGCGCAGGACGAAACGAACAAAAGCTTTGATTGGGTTGTAAAAGTGAAGGCCAATAGTCCACGGCCACACGACGACCGACGGACCAATTATAACCGGGCGTCGGAAACGGCCGAATACGACGCGCACGGGTTTTCCGTCGGTCCGAGTCGCACATATAAACACGCGTGACGCCGATTGCGATTGGTCAGACCAGTCGTCGGCGAGAATGTCGGTTTTCGACAGTGCGGACGGCGTGAACGTGACGGCCGCACCGGGTGCAGTGGAGAACGACGATCCGCCTTTAACAACAAGTCCGGCTTGGTCGCCTGCATTCAACGCGAGTGTGCCGGCAACGACGACGCTTGACGAGTTGTTCACGTCGCATGCGTTTTCCTTTCCGCCTGTCGAACTACATTTGCCGGCGATGATAGCTCCGACTGCGGCGGAGAATTTTAAAACGTCCGCGTCACCAGGACGCGCTACAAAATCGCGGTCGGATACGAGCACGCCGTATCCGGTGAATGCTGCGGTGATGATGTCGGGTGTTATGGATTCGCTAGGCATGGTCAGCGAGTTTCTGCGAGCGAGTTGCGCGATACGCCATTGATTGTTTCGACGGTGCGGGCCGCGGTCAGTCCGAGCATACCTAGCAAAACTGTCATAAGGGCGGACGTGTCCAAAACGGGAAGCGCTGGCAACGTTATCTTCTGATACAGGCAAATGACGCCTAGCGCCCACGTGAGGAGAGGTTGGAGCACGAATTGCCACGCGAGCGCGAATCCGCAAATCCAGCCGATCGCGGGCCGCCATCCTGCAACGAATATCGACGAGCTTGCGGCCTCGGTTTTGTTTACGTCGATCTGCGCGGCCTGTGCGGCGAGCGCTGCCTCTGTGATTGCGTCTTTCGATTTCTGGATTTCTTCCTGAATTTCGAGAAGGGCTTTCTGTTTGTCGTCCGCGTTCGGAAAGAACCGCCCAAGTATTTTGTCGAGCGGGCCGTCTATAACACCAAGGACTGCGTCAACGATGGGGTTTATCATGGTGTGGTTTGTTTGGCCGTCGCTGCATGCTCATGTTCTTTGGCGTTGCCCCACATCACGGTGCCGACGCCGAGCGCAAGTCCGCTCGCGAGCGCGCCGAGCCCAACAAGGTCCGCAGGCGTGTGCTTGACGATTTCAAGCGCGGCGAGCCCGAACATTCCGGCGAGGTAAACGAACCCAATAAAGATTTTGCGGTAGCCGTTGGTTTTCATATTAGCGAAGTGTCGCTCGGTGTATGTGCGCCCGCGAAGTTGACGCCGCTAGCGCATCAGTCGTGACCGCCGTTGCGCTTGACGGCGTCGTGACGTTCGGCGTGCTGGCCGAATCCTCGGCCATGACCTTGACCTGGTAGGTCGTCGAAGACGATAGCCCGCTGAACGTGTAGCTAGCGCTCGATTGAAACGCGGTCCATGTCGCGCCGTTGTCGCTCGAAAAGGAATAAGTCGCCGGCGGCGTCGTGGCGTCAGTCGAAGTTGTCGCGGTGACGCTAATTGACGTTGCCGTGTGCGTCGGCGTGCCCGAGATGGTCGACGGGTTCGGGGTGGGTGCGGT